CGGTCGACCCAGCGGGCTTCTCCGGTGCAGGCGCACTTGTTTGCACAAATTCGAAGCTCCGCTTCTTGACAAGGAACTTTGCCTTTTCCGCGTCAACGTCCCATATCACGCCGGTATTCACGTTCTTTACTCGAACCATTCACTACCCTCCTTCAGTGAAGTTTCGAGCGGAGACGGAGCTCCGCTCACGAATTAGGATCCCCCACCGGAAGGTTTGTTGGCAGTCAGCACTGCGATAGCTTGCGGACGTACTGTCTTACCACCGTACAGGTGCAAGCCCTTGACAGCATCCCCGAAACGCTTCTCCGGACGATACGCTTCGACTTGGTTGACTTGCTCAGCGAAGCTGTACGCCATCCGAGTGCCTGCGGTGATCTTGTACTTCGCACCAGAAGTGTTCGGCACGTTGTTGGACTTCAGAATGTGGAAGCCTGCAGCTTCACCAACCCGGCCATTCATCAAGCGACCATCCGAGAGGACAGTGCCCGCCTTCGTGAAGCGATCATCCTTCAGCATCAGGCCATGATACCACGGAGGTACGATGACCCAGCGGCCTTCTTCCGGGACGTTAGCCTCATCCAGCTTGACCGACAGGTCCACTAGAAGCTCGTAAGCGCTTGTAGCGGTGGGTACGACTGGAGTAGTATCGTCCCCTACGAGGTTGTTCGCTTCAGCATCCAGGTACATGTCCGCGATGAATTGGTCAGCAACGTTTGCAAGACCATATGCAGCCTCTGCCATGGCCTCGTCCATCAGAGGACCAGCTGCTTGAATCCGATCCACATCATCCACGAAGAAGTGGAAGAACTTCGACTCCGTGATCTCCAGAGTCTTCTGCGAATCAGTAAGCACCTCCGGCTCACCGATCGTGCTGTTCTTGGTGTAATCCCCAATCGTGACGGCACCAATGCTGGTGATGCGCACGGTGTCCCCGACGCTGCGGATTTCACCTTCGTAGTTTCTGTTGACTACGAGCCCTTGGCCATAGACCAGAGCCTTGTGGAGATTCGAGAGCAAACGAGCGCTCCAAATCTCAGGAATAAAATTCGTGATTGCCACTGACTAGTTCCCTCCCATTACTTAATAAGTCCTTGCTGCAACTGTCTTTGAATGTTGTCCCAATCCGCATTGATCTGTTCAGGAGTCATCTGAGACAGCATCGTACGCGTGTAAACCTTGCCACCTCCCGTGCTCGAACCACCGTTTGCAGGATTGGAACCTTGTCCGCCTACGCTAGCTCCTTGAGAAGGTGTTCCGATAGCTTCCTTGAGCTGCTTTGCATCAGCCAGGAGAGCATCGCGATCTTCACCTACAAGCCTGCTTGCGAAAGTCCTTGGAAGACCTACTTCGTCAAGAACCTCCGCCTTGAGCATGGCGAGCTTCAAGGCGTTGAGCTCTTGTTGTGCTGCTTGAGCTTGCGCCTTCGCAGCCTCCAGATCTGCCTGAAGTCTCTCTTGCTCAGAAAGTTGAGCGCGCTCGTACTCAGCAAGTTTGGCAGCCTTGGCCTTCAGCTCCTCGTAATCCTTATATTGATCCTTCAACCTCCCCAGCCGAGTTTCTACGATGCGATCGACTTCTTGCTGTTGCTCTGGAGTGAAAGTTACTTTTCCTTTCCCGCTGTTTCCGCCAGTACCTGCACTTCCAGAACCGCCCTGCGCGCTAGGTTCAGTTCCCTGACCAGGTTGCCCCTGAGGGTCCCCCGAGCCAGCGTCGCTCGAACCCCCACTGGCACCCGAATCAGCTTGCTGAAGTGGCACATACCAACGCTTCGAACCCATAGTTACATACATAGCATTTCCTCCCGTTTAAGGCCCGTCGGCACAGATCTATATTCTAAAGGGTTTCCCCGTAGAACCTTTGCTACCTTGATTCTCTGGATTGTTCAATCCCCTAGCGCGAGCAGAAGCCTCCGTAGCTGCTACGGCCTTCCGAACTTCTGCGTCGACATCTTCCTCGCGGTCCTTCTTGATACGTTCGAGCTCTTCTTCGAGTGCGGCGCCTTTGAGACCATACATTCTCTTCAAGCTCGAGTATCTGCTGGAGATTCCTGCGGCAAGATTCTGAGTCTCCACCTGAGACACTTCAGTATCGTCAATCGGCAAGCCGTCATTCCATTCAATCTTAAGCTTTGAGATTTTTGGAATATCTCTACGGCCAAGCCCGATTTCTAAGAGATTTGCGAGTTTTATTACCTTTTTTAGCCCAGGATCGAATCGCATGCGCATTCTATTGACGCGCGCAAGCGGGACCATTAAGAGTCTCTTGAGAGCACTTCCACTTTCCACGGATATATCCTTGAAGTTCCCGAATGCAGCGGGATTGGTCTCAGAGACTATGTACAGCTGGTCAATCAGGGACTCTAACTCCTTGAAGGCGTACTCTAAGTTGCCTTCCCAAGTGACATACCCTGGAGGCTTCTCATCTGGACCAACTGGGAAGTACTGCCCACCTGCTCTGAAGGTGTACTCATTTGTTTCAGGATCTATCTCAAGAGCACTGTCGGGTCCGTACATATTAGGATCCGCGTGCTTGTCAAGAATCTTGGAAATCTGCCCCATCCGAACTTCCATCTCTTGAATGATCGATTCAAGATCTGCGTAGTCGTCAAGCCCGTATGCTGAATCAGATGTGAGCAGATTGCTAACAGGAATGACCAAGAAATCCTCCACCGGCAGGATCTCGACGCTCTCCTCGAGCAAGGCATCAATAGTCGTGCCATTCTTGAGAGCGTAGGTCCTGTAAGTGATTCTGCCCCGCTCGTGGATCTCCACCTTAAGGTAGTGAGACTCTTTGGTCCCGAAGAGAGACGGGACTTTCTCCGAATAGCTCCACGCAAGCACGTGATAGAGAATGTCCTTGATGTTGTCGCGATTGACTACCGGGAACCAAATTCGGGCGGGGATAGCTTCAATGATTGCCTCTCTGCCCTTACCGCGCAGCTTGAAAATGCCCTCCCCGTAGCGGGACATGTCAATTGCTACTTCATACGCAGTAGCATGCAGTCCTGCGCGCTCCATAAGCTCTTCCAGGTACTCTGTTTGTTCCGGGGTATCCGCTACAGGCTCTGGAGGCTCTCCCAACAGTAGATCCGCCCAGAGCAAGCTCAGTCGCTTGTGCCAGTTGAAGATGAGCTCCATGACCGCCTTGCGATCTTCGCGGAGCAGTCGAATCCAATTGGTGAACACTTGATCGTGCTTGCCCTCAAACAGCTTCTTGTTGGCATCAAGGCGTTCCAGGCGCTCCAGCTCACACTTCGGGGGCCAAGGCTGTCCGGAATTCAGAAAGCTCAGATCGGTTAGCATCCTTACCACCCCTTAGGCTTTTTCTTGACTGGTCGCGTGACTCGCTTGGTCTCCAACTTCAGAAGTGCCTGCGACATAGCATCTACTTGGTCATCGTGAGTCCCGTTCGGAAAAGCAGCGCACTCATCAATGAACGCACTCACCCACGGAGCAATTGAAGGATCTGGCAAGTAAACATCTCCGGCCTCTATTGTATATGAAATCGCATTTACGCGAGTTACTTTTCCGCCCTCAGGATTGACTGCAATGAGTCCAGGAATCTTCTGCCTCAGGATAGACATTACCGCAGGGCCGTTCGCTTTGTCCTCAACGTACTTGGCTCTCGCGAGAGGCCACTCCCTCACCTGTCTCATGAAGGCCTGCAGAGTTGAAGGAAAGTCCATCCTCCGACGGATCTGCGACAGCAGATATTTTTTCGGGCCAATCCTTCCCCACACCTGACCGACTACGTAGTCTGAATCCTTGGTGTCTTTGAAGGCGCAGTCCCAACTGAGAATGATCTTGTCAAACTCCTTCAGCGGAGGCATCTCCTTGTAGAAGTTCCACCACTCTCTTCTCAGCAGCTGACCTTCCGCAGGAGCCGGACGCTGTTGATACAGTGCCGCCCAAGTTCTGCTACCAACGTCTCGCTCTTTCTGCTTGGCCCACTCTTCATCGTACCCGCCCTCAGGCCACAGCGCCTGTCCGGGCTCTCTTCCCAAGAGGTCATTCTCTTCCGCGATGGCTGGAAGACTCACGACTTCCCACGTATCTCCTACATGGGACCCGTTTTCAATA